ACGTCCGTCCAAGAATCCCACCCGCGTTCCCACCAAAGGCGTTGGCGGTCACAAGGGCAAACCCGAAGATCAACCCGTCCGTGCCCACAAGCCGCTCGGTCACGATCCCGACATGCCCACGACCTTCGTGCCCAAGCCGGAACCGGACAAGAAGGCGGATGTCGTTGTGAAGGAAGCGGCAACTCGCTCCGCACCCCCGCGACACCTGTCCTAGCCTAGAATCGGGCGCATGACGAAACGTGCCGCCCACTACGCACCCCGCATCGGCAAGATGATCTGTGCCGAAATCGCACAGGGTGCAACGCTCCGGGAAGCCCTCGACAAAGTGGGCTACTTGGCCCCCACCCTACCCACGGTGTGGCGCTGGCTTGACGAACATGCCGACTTCAATCAGTCCTACCCGCCAGCTTCAAGCTGACTTCGACGCCGATGACATGCGCGTCCTTGGCCGCGACATCCGCACCATGCCCACCAAAGCCGCAGCCTACCGCGTAGCCATCGAAGTGCTGAAGTGGCAGGCCGAACGTCGCAACCCTGCGAAATATGGTTCGATCAAGGAAGACCCGAAGGATCGCAAGCCCATGGATGCCGCCAAGCTCCGTTCAGAAATCAAGAGGCTCGAAGAAGAACTGGGCGTTGCTGAAACCAAAGTCGCTCCGATCAAAGCAGTGCCCAAGGTCGCATGATGTTTGAATGCCTTTCCTTTTTCGATTGCACCCTCATGTGGGCCGCATATAGCATCCTCGCCGCATGTCCAATCGTGTGCTGGTGGATGATGCGATAAAGGCCGCGTAAGCGGTACTGGATAGGCCGTGCCTTCCGAATCCACCAAGCAATATCTGCGCCTCAAGCGTCTCGATGACCTAAAGCGCACCTGTGCCCTCTTCTTCTACAAACCCTATGCCAAACAGCAATCCTTCCATGCCGCAGGAGCCGCGTATCGTGAACGCCTACTCATGGCCGGGAACCAACTCGGGAAGACCTTTGCTGCCGGAAATGAGGTTGCCTATCACGTTACCGGGCTCTACCCTGACGATTGGAAAGGCAAACGATTCAACCGTGCAGTACGTGGATGGGTAGGCAGCGTTACCTCCGAACTCACACGGGACGGTGCCCAACGGATTCTTCTTGGACCTATCGGAAAATGGGGCTCTGGTTGCATTCCCAAAGAGCAGATCGTAGACATCAAGCGTGCCCGTGGCGTCCCTGATGCAGTCGAAACCATCCTGATCAAGACGGTGCATGGTGACATCTCCCAAATCACCTTCAAATCCTACAAGGATGGCCGCGAAGCATGGCAGGCCGAGACATTGGACTTCGTTTGGTATGACGAAGAGCCCCCCGAAGACATCTACGTCGAAGGTGTGACTCGCACCAACAATACAAAAGGCGTGGTGTTCCTGACGTTCACACCGTTGCTCGGAATGTCAAACGTGGTCATGCGCTTCTACAAGAAGGACGAACGCGACGAGACAAAACAGCATCCTGACCGTCACATCACCAACATGACGATCCACGATGTCGAGCACTACTCTGAAGACCAAAAGCGTCAAATTATTGCGGCGTACCCGGCTCATGAACGCGAAGCGCGGGCCATGGGTATCCCCATGCTGGGTTCAGGTCGAATTTTTCCGGTTGCTGAAAGCGTCCTTGCAGAAGAACCCATGATCCTGTTCCCCACGCACTGGAAGCAGATCATCGGCATGGACTTCGGCTGGGACCACCCCACAGCCGCTGTCAGGCTGCTCTACGACGAGCAGAACGATGTTATCCACGTTGTCTCGGCATACAGGCAGTCCGAAATGGCACCGCTCTTCCACGCAGCCGCAATCAAGCCGTGGGGCGATTGGATTCCCTGTGCATGGCCGCATGACGCACACCAGCACGACAAGCGTGGCGACCAATACTACAAAATCTATCAGGACTTGGGCCTGAACATGATCAGCGAACACGCACAGTTCGCGGACAAGCGGGGAAACAGTGTCGAAGCGGGGTTGATGGAGATTTTGCAGCGCATGCAGACAGGGCGCTGGAAGGTAGACAGAACCCTCGCCCAGTGGTGGGAAGAGTTCAGGATGTACCACCGCAAGGATGGTGAAGTGGTGAAGGAACGCGAAGACTTGATGGCTGCAACCCGGTACGCCTACATGATGCTGCGTCACGCCCTACAGCAAGATTACGCACCCCGCAAGCCAGATCGCTACGCCAGCAAGCCATCTGGCGGTCCATCATGGATGAGTGCGTAGGCTGATTTTTTTGCAGTAAACTCACTCCATCAATTTTGGAGCCCGAAATGGACCTAGCGCAGTACGAACAAATCCAACCCAACGCAACCGCAGAGGGATTGACGTTTCTTTTACCGAATCAGCAGTGTGCATGGCGAGTCCAGACGCTCTTGACCAAGGAACCGGACACCATCGCATGGATTCGCTCGATGCCCGAAGGAAACAGGCTCTATGACGTTGGGGCAAACATGGGCCAGTACGCAATGCTGGCGGCAAAACGCGGCGTCGAAGTGCATGCGTTCGAGCCCGAAGCCCAGAACTTCGCCCTTCTCGTCAAGAACATCGCATTCAACAAACTTATCAACTGCACCGCATGGCCTCTCGCCTTATCCGATCACAACGGGATGGAAGTTCTCCACCTGTCGGGGTTAGGCGCGGGCGGTTCCTGCCACTCCTACGGAAAATCGACGGACTACCACGGCAACGCCAAGGAGTTCCCGTTTTCGCAGGGGTCTATGTCAACCACAATGGACGCCTTCGCAGATCGCTATTTGCGCCCTGACTACATCAAGATCGATGTTGACGGCTTCGAGCATCTGGTTGTTGCTGGTGCGGACCTGTGCATGCGGCACGCCAAGTCGGTCCTCATCGAAATCAACACCCAGTATCCCGAACACACGGCTCTGGTACAAAAAATGGTGGACGAATACGGCTTCGAGTACGACGCAGCCCAAGCCGAAGAGTCCCGGCGCAAGGATGGCCCGTTCAAGGGCATCGGCAACATCATCTTTTTCCGCAAATCATGACTTCCGAACAGGTTTTGGGCCATCTGGCGTACAAAATTGCGAACGCAACGGTCAATCCGTTCCCGTTCCCGCACATTTACGTCCCTGAAATCTTCCCGTGGCCGTTCTACGAGGAAATCAGGGACCAATTGCCCGAATTGGCCGACTACAAGGGCAATGTGGACGGCAAATACAAGTCCCGCGTCTTCAACGACGCCAAATTGCCCCTTCTGGACCCGCTTCGGGGCAAGGACTTCACCAACATCGCCTGTCACCCCTTCCGGGACAAGATTTCCAAGCGATTCGGCGGCAGTTTCGAGGCTGGGACCGATCTGAGGCTTGTTTCGGACGCCAAGGACTACTCCATCGGCCCCCACACCGACGCACCCAACAAGGTGCTGTCCTTCCTCTTCTACTTGCCCCACAGCAACGAAATCGGGCATCTGGGCACCTCCATCTACCTTCCCATCGACCAGACCTTCCGCTGCGAAGGTGGCCCACACTACCCATACGAAAACTTCGTCAAAATCGCCACGATGCCGTACATGCCGAACAGCCTGTTCGCTTTCTTCAAAACCAACTTCTCTTTCCATGGGGTTGAGCCAATTACAATGCCCGTTCGTCGGGACGTATTGCTCTGGAACCTCTACGGGAAGAAATAATGGCCGCTCTACCCAAAAACTTCGATGAACTCGCAAACACGCGCTTTGAAGAGGCGCGGAAGTTCTGGCGTCCATGGCGCACTGAAGCACGGGACTGTTTTGCCTTCGTTTCAGGCGAACAATGGGAAGAGGTTGACCTAGCCATCCTCCGGGACCAAAAGCGCCCTCCCGTCACCTTTAACTATTCCGAAAAGATGATCGATGCCGTCTGCGGGGCGGAAGTATCGAATCGGCAGGAAATTACCTACCTCCCACGCGAGTTGACCGACTCTGGTTTGGCCGAACTCTGGACGAATGCCGCCAAGTGGGCTCGGGACGAAGGCGACCACGAAGACGAGGAAACGGACGCCTTCCGGGACTGCCTGATCTGCGGTCTGGGCTGGACCTTCACCCGCATGGACTACGAGAACGACATGGACGGCATGATCGACTGTGGCCGCGTCGATCCGATGGAAATGTACCCCGATCCAGCCGCAGTCAAGCCCTCGATCATTGACCGCCGCTACAACACCCGCATGTGGTGGATCGATGAACGTGTGGCCCAGAAAAAGTGGCCCAGTGCCGTCGATTACGCCACCGACGACGCCGACCAAGGCATCGCACCCCACGCACGTACCCACTACGACGATGCGGAGGAAATGACCGAAATCGAGAAGTTCCGTGGCAAGGTCCAAGTTCGCCATTACGAATGCGTCGAACCCTTCTACCGTGTCGCCACCGAAACGGCAGTGATCGAAATGCCCCCGGAAGACTTCCGCGAAATCAGTGCCGAACTGGATGAAGCCAACCTCCACTACGTCAAGCAGAACAAGCGAGTCTTCTACTACGGCTTTTTCATCGGCCAACGCCGTGTCGAAGCAGGAAAGTCGCCCTGCCAAGAGGGGTTCTGCTACCAAGCCATCACAGGCAAGCGTGACCGCAACAAAGGCACGTGGTATGGCTTGACCAAGGTCATGAAAGACCCGCAGCGTTGGGCCAACAAGTGGCTCTCCCAAATCCTGCACATCATCAACTCCAACGCCAAGGGTGGCCTGATGGCGGAATACAACGCTTTCATCGATCCCAACAAGGCACAGGACGACTACGCCAAGCCCGACTCAATCGTTTTCCTGAAGGAAGGCGCACTCTCGGGCGGCAAGGTCAAAGAGAAGGCCATGGTCAACTACCCGCAGGGGCTGGACCGACTCATGGAATTTGCACTGGCATCACTGCCACAAGTAACGGGGATCAATCTTGAAGCTCTCGGTTTGGCTGGCCGTGAACAGGCTAACGTCCTCGAACAATCTCGTAAGCAAGCGGCGTTTGGCCTACTTGCGCCCATCTTCGACTCCCTCCGTCGTTACCGGAAAAATCAGGGCCGCATCCTCCTGCACTTCATCCACACCTACATCAGCGACGGACGCCTCATCCGAATCGGTGGACCCGACTCCGAACAGTTCGCCCAGTTGACCAAGGCTGACAAAGCGCCCAGCTACGACATCATCGTCTCACAATCCCCGAATGCGCCGGATGTCAAGACCAAAACGTGGGAAGTGATCCAGCAAGTGGTTCCGAACATGATGAAGGCCGGAATCCCGATTCCGCCCGACCTTCTGGACTACGTGCCGATCCCAACGGCCATGGCGATGAAGTGGAAGCAATACATCGCTGAAAACCCGCAAGTCGATCAGAAGCAAGTCGAGAAAATCCAGAAAGAGGCTGAAAAGACCTCTGAGGAAAACCAGAAGCTGAAACAGCAACTGGCCGACAAGCAGCAGGAATTCGAGTTGGAAAAAGCGAAGGCCCAAGCCGAATTGGAGTTGGAGACGTTCAAGCTGAAAAAGCAGATGGAATTGCAGGAAATGAAGTTCATGGGAGAAATGCGCCTGAAGGAACAAGCCGCATCGCAAGAACGCCAGCTTGCACAACAGAAGATGGACGCCGACATCGAAACGCAGCAACGCACTGCCGAACAATCAGGGCAGAACGAGTCCCACAAGAACGTGATGGGTGCCATCACCGACTTGGTGGGCATAATCGGAAAACTGGAAACCGCAGACAAGGAAGACTGAAATGGCTGGACTTACCGCAGAAGAACAACGATTCTTCGACTCTGGTGGCGACACCTCGCACCTGAATCTCGAACAGGCCCCACAAACCGTGGCACCACCGCCACCCGATCTGGTTGCCAACGCAGGGCTGAACAACGCCCCCGCACCGCCGCCAGTGGCACCCCCACCGCCTGCACCGCCGCAACAGGCTGCACCGCCTGCCGTACCGGACACGACGCTTCAGG